CGCCCGGTCGGCCTCCACCCCCGAGCCGAAGCGCAGCCGGTAGCTCGTTCCCACAGACCCGGCCGAGAAGGGGGAGTGTCCGGTGGCGGTCAGTGTCACCGAGTCCCCGCGCGCGTAGCTGGCGCCTGTGATCTTGAGGTAATCGTCGCTCGCGGTGTTCCAGCCGTCGTAGTCCAGCCCGGAGTCCACGAAGAACCCGTCCTCCGCGGTCTCGCAGCCTTCGCCGTCAAAAGTCTGGTCCAACCGCTCCACGTAGCGCTTGACCTCTCCGTCGATGGTCCGCTTGACCACGGCCCACAGCTCGTCGCCCTCTGCCCCGGGGATCACGGCCACGGCTTCGGCCTGCCCGTCCCCGCCCAGGGGATGGCGGTGCCAGCCGTAGACCTTGTGGTCGCGCAGGTAAGTGCAGCCGGCCAGGGAGCCGTCCTGCATGGCGCACCAGAGCACGCCGTCCGGCTCGCGGGCGTAGTCCATGTCCTTCACCCCGGAGCGGGTGACGTGCTCGGCCAGCACGGTGAGCTCCGGGGCGGTGTATTTGTAGGAGGCGAAGTCGAAGACCAGCTCCCGGACCTTGCGCCGGGAGCGGGACACGAACAGGATCACGCTGGAGATGAGCTTGGCCTGGATGGGCGCGGAGCCGTGCGCCGACTGCCGTTTGGACTGGTAGGCCGCCGGCGTCAGGGGCTCGCCCTCGGAGCCGGACCAGATCTTGACCTCGCTGGCGTTGGTCCCGGCCACCAGCTCCTCCTGGTCCATGACCCAGCGCACCGGGTTGACCCGGGAGCCGGACAGGGTGAGTTCGATGGCGTCGGTGTCCAAAGGGTCGCCTCCGTCGGAGGTGTTGGTCCGGAAGTCCGTGTAGGCGCCGATGCGCGAGAACCACATGGTCAGCGGCTCGGACGGAGTCGATCCCAGCACGAGCCGGTCCTCGTAGAAGCCTACGACGGCGGGCCAGTTGGTTCCGGTCCACTCCGAGGGCTTGTCCGTGAACGACAGCGTGGAGAGCGTCCAGGACGTGTGTCCGGTGCGGGTCAGCTTGCGGGGCGCCACGTTGGGATGCACCAGGTACAGCGTATCCGCGCTCTGGACGTACTGCACCTCCCAGAGCTGGTCCTCGGTCCATGGCGCGGTGAGTTCATAGGGGCTTCCCCCGTCCAGGATGACCCCGCCGTCTTTGTAAAATCGCAGGTATTCGTGGCCCAGCTCGATGACGTAGGACTGCGAGGCCGTGGAGTTGAAGTCGAAGGGGATCAGCCGCGCCTCCTTGGACGAGTCCTTGACCTCCCGGATGAAGCGGAACCCCGAGCGGCGGAAGGCGCTGCCGTGGGGCCGCAAGACGAAGTTCTCCAGCCGCCGGCAGCCGGAGTAGTACTTCTCGTGGTCCGTGCGGCCGTCCAGGTGCGAGGACAACTCCCCGGCGTTGAACGAATTGATGATGGGCGTGGCGTCAGGCATGGGGGGCTCCTGTGGGGGAAGGGGCGGGAAGACTGGGGGAAGGGGAAAATTTTTGGAACAAGTTTCCCCTTCCCCCAGACCCCCATCCCCTTCCAAAACGTTTACGAGTTGAAGACATGGGGTTACCTGCGGGCGTTGAGGTAGGCGTTGGGGGCCAGGCGCGAGGGGGGGCCGCCGCTCTGGGCGTCCGCGGACTTGGCGATGCGCAGCCGGCGATGGTAGAGTTCCTCCATGCGCTGCTTGCCCGCCGCGCCCGAGGCCGTGAGCTTGGTCACGATCTTGGCCGCGATGCGCGCGGACAGGGCGGCCCGGAAGGTGGGCGGCATGTCCCGCGGGCTGGTGACCCGCCGGATGTAGCGGACCTTGGCCTGCCCCTGGTCGCACAGCAGCTTCCCGGCCTCGACGCGGTAGTTGACCCCCGCGTTCTCCAGGTCCAGTATCCGCAGGCAGTCGGCCGGGAGCTGGAAGGCGTGCTCGAAGCCGTACTCCGGGTCCTCCCCCAGCAGGGCCAGCTCGGCCCGGGCCAAGGCGAAGTTCCAGGGGTGCTCCTCCAGCAGGCCGTCGCGCTCCTGGTCGAAGACGTGCTTGACGATGCGCGCCGGCTCGGTGTCCTGGTCCAGGGAGGTGATGCGGTCCGCTCCCAGCTCCAGCAGGGCGTTGTTGGCGATGGCGACGTTGGAGGACATGGCCTACCTCGCCTGGGGCTTGATGGCCGGCTCGCCCGCCTCGGCCTGCTCCAGAAGCTGGAGCAGCCGGGCCAGCCCGGTGTTGGGGTGGTGGCTGGCGCCCAGCTCGTCGAGCCGGGCCTTGACCGCGGCTTTCTTTTCCTCTTCGGACACGACGTCCAGCCCCCGGGCCGCAGCCTGGTGGACGGGGATGACGTGCGCGGTGCAGGGTTCGGCCTCAAGCTCCAGGCGCTGGCCCTGCTTGTACAGCCGCCGCCGGCCGTCCGGGCCCGGGGCGTGGCAATCGCGGATGCAGACGTATTGCATGGGACTGTCTCCTCCTCGGCCCCCGCCCGGGCGGGCGGGGGCCGAAGGTTTGGGGTTGCTAGCTGGCGGTGTCCACGGCGATCTGGGCGTTGTTGGTCTGGCGGTCCAGGACCATGGCCGCGTCCACCTCGCCGGCGCCGAAGGGGCCGCCGGTCACGGTGTAGTACAGCCCCACGTAGCGCTCGTGCTCGGCGGGCAGCGGGGGCAGGTTGAACACGTAGCCCTGCTTGAGGTCGGCCGCGGGGACGGCCGGGCCCACCCAGTGCTCGGTTCCGGAGGCCACGCCGGCCGCGGTGGCGGCGCTGCGCAGGCCCACCTTGAGGGAGGTGGCCGCGTCGTCGAAGTCCGCGCTGACCATGCAGTGGATGCGCAGGGGCTGTCCCGCGCCGGCGTTCTTGCCCGCGTCGATGACGTTCTCGGACACGGCCGAGGAGGTGATCTCCTGGCTGGTGCTGAACTCGTTCTGGGCATCGATGAACATATTCGTCTCCTTGGTTTGGGGCCGGCCCGCCCTCACGCACGGGCCGGCCGCGTGGTTACGGGGTCGCGCTCAAAGCCTCTTCCGTGTCCAGAAGGGCGTCCACCTGGCGGATGGGGATCTTGCGGAAGTGGGTGACCATCTCCCCGCCCGGGTCCTCGGCGACCTTGAAGAACACGTTGTTCTTGTAGGCGGCCTCGATGTCCAGGGCCGTGAGCACGGTCTTGTTCATGTACCAGCACGGCTTGCCCATCTTGAGGGAGGGGATCTTGTGCATGGCCGTGATCATGGCCTTGATGATCTGGTCAGAGGTGAAGTCCGAGGTGTCGATGTTGCAGATGCGGCCCACGTAGCGCCAGTCGCGCACCACCAGGCCGGGCTCCCACTTGTAGTGGGTCCGGTAGCCCTGGTACAGTCCGCCGGAGTCGTCCTCCAGGGTGACCTCGCCCAGGTCCTGGTGGCTCACGCCGCCCTTGGACCCCTTGGGGAAGGTCCCGTGCACGGTGTTGTCGCCCCAGACCACCAGCCAGATGGAGGTGCAGTTGGAGCCGGAGTCCCCGAAGTCCACCACGTTGGGCGAGTCCTTGTAGGGGTAGCGCGGGGCCAGGCCCAGGAACTTCTCCGGCTCCAGGTCGGTGTCCCCGTAGAACAGGGTGGTGGCGAACTCCTGGTTCATGGCCTCGATGAAGGGCCGGTCCTCGGAGAGCCGGAAGGCGGCTTTGTGCCCGTTGAGCTCGCAGAGCTTCTTGTCCACCTCGCAGTAGGCCTCCAGCATGCCGCACTGGTCGTCCACCTGCTTGGTGGTGGACTTGGAAGGCTGCACGCCGTAGTTGAGCTTGCGCCAGGTCACGGAGGGCAGGCCGGTGCGCACCGTGGTGCGGTGCCCGGTGGGCAGGTTGCCCTCCACGTAGCGCATGTCCTGCAGGACCTCGTTGGTCTGGGCCATGAGCTCCACGACCTTGTCCACCTTGCCGTTGGGGTCCAGCCGCTTGGCCCAATCGGCCAGGGTGTAGGAATTCACGCCAATCGTCGTCATCGTCTCGTCTCCTTGGTTAGAGGATTCCCGTTTGCCCCTCCCTTCCCCTTCCTTTCACCCCACCCGCTCCAGCTGAGGGCCGGGCAAAAGTTTTGGGAAAAGGAGGGGGTGCGGGGGGAGGAGCAACCCTTTTTGAAAAAGGGTTGCTCCTCCCCCCGCCATCCAGCCTATCTTCCGTACAGCACCTCGGCCGCGCTGCGCTGGCTGCGCCCTGCGGGCCGGCCGTCCACCAGCCGGTCCTCGGTCAGGGACTGCCCGATGTGGTGGAAGACCCGCACGAAGTCCGGGTCGTCGCCCAGGCCGGTGGCGTTCAGGGCCTGCTCCAGCCGCATCACGTCCGCGCCCGAGGCCTCGGCCAGAGTCCGCAGCCCGCGCATGGCCGTCTCCAGCTTCTTGGGCGCCTGCTCGCCCCACACGTTGCGCAGCTGCTCCATGGCCTGGCGCCGGCCCTGCTCGCGGGCCTGCTCCCGGGCCTGCTCGATGCGCCCGGACATGGACTCCTCCAGCTCGGCGTAGGCCTCGGCGATGATCCGGGCCTGCTTGGGGGAGAGCCCGGCCCGATGCGCCGCGGCCCGGAACCAGGCCTCCACCTGCCGGTCCAGCTCGCCTTGCCGGGACTCGCCCAGGTCGTAGGCGTCCGGGGTCTCGGCCGCGCCCATGGCCTGCATCAGGGCCTTCTCGTAAGCCTCGTGCACCTCGGGCGGGGCGTCGGGATGCGGGGGCTTGACCACGAAAGCCGGTTCGCCCTGGGTCCGGGCCTGGGGCTGTTCGCGCTGCGGCTGCTGCGTCCCGGGCGCGGGACGCCCGCCCCCGGGCAGCATCTTCTGGTCGGTCTGGAAGCTCATGACTCCTCCTTGAAGTTTTCAGGGTCCAAATAATATTCCAGGGCCTGGAACAGGGTCATGCGTCCGAAACGGAACATGACCTGGTCCGAGCCGGTCCACCGCCGTGACTGGGGTTCGGGCTTCATGAAGCACTGCGCGCGCAGGAATTCGAGCACCCGCCGGCCTTCCGGGCCGGAGAAGGTGTTCACCGCCGCGTGGTGGAAGTCCTTCATGGCCTGCCGCGCCGGGTTCATGGGGTTCCTCCTTGGGTTTCAGGGTCTGGGGACGGGCCCGCCGGCCGCCGGGGGCGGGCGGGCGGGGAGGCGGGCGGCGGGCCCGGCGGCTGGCCAGCCATCTGCATCACGCCCTTGGACGCCGCGGTCAGCAGCTCCTCGGCCGGGCTGCCCTCCTCCGGAGCCTTGGACAGGTCGCCGTACTTCTCCGCCAGCTGCTCCACGCCGGACGCGAGCTCGGCCTGCTGCATGGCCTGGGCCTTCTGCGCCCGGAACTCCGCCAACTCCTGCTCGGAGCGCAGCCCCGTCTGCGGAAAGCCCCGCTGGTCCGCGATCCGCCGCAGCACCTCGTCATGCTTGAAGTTCTCAAGCACCGACGGGTCCACGTCGGCGATGGGCGCCACGTCCTGGTAGGTCCGCAGCACCGCCGTGGTCTGGGCCTCTTTCTGGGCCAAAGCCAGCGGGGAGACGTAGTCCACGTCGAAAGGCCGGCCCTTCAGCGTCTTGGGCGGATGGGGCAGCGCTCCACGCCGCCACAGCAGCCGGAACAGCCGGTTGAACAGGTGGTCGAAGGACTCCTGCTGCCGGTAGAGCATGGGCCCCAGCAGGAACATCTTCTCCTGGGCCAGCTCGCTGATCTCCATGGCCGTGGGCGTGCCCCCCTGCTGGATGCGCTGGCGCACCGTCAGGAACAAATCCACGAAGAAGGCCTCCTGGATGTCCTTCCGGGTCATGTCCAGCAGATCCAGGCTGAGCCGCGGGTCGCCCCCGGCGTTCATCGGCCCGAAGTCCGCCAGGGAGTTCCCCGACGCCTTGTCGTAGTAGTTGATGGCCCGCGGCTCCATGGAGATGCGGCCCACGAACCCGTCGTCCGGCGCCCAGATGGGCGGCGCCGTGGCCAGCTGCCCCGACTCCAGGATCAGCCGCTTCATCTCATTGATCATCTTGCCGTCAGCGATGGCCGACAGACCCGGCCAGTCCGCGCTGTACGCCGTGCCCGGATGCTCCTGCCAGCGGTCCACGATGTACGGGGATTCCTCGTACCCCCCCACGCTCAGGGTCCGCTGCCCGTCCAGGTCCAGATAGACCGAAGACACCGGCAAACCCCGGCTCAGCTTCTTGTCCTCGGCCGGCTGCACCGCGTGCAGGAACGTGAACAGGTCCTCCTCGCGGTTGTCGTCCACGGCCCGGCGCACCGAATCGCCCACCCGGTCGCGGCCGAAAGCCTGAACCGCCTGCCGCGCCGAGAGCTTGAAACGCCGGAACACCGTGTCCACACGGCCCAGATGGTCCTGGGCCAGATGCAGCTCCTGCAGCGGACGCGCCGTGAACCGGATGGTCCCGTCCCGGGTCTCGTCCACGCACAGCGCCTTGACCCCGAACAGGCCCGACAGGTGGTAGGCCGTGTGCTGATGCGCATAGAAGCAACTGCGCGTCAGCGTGTCGTAGAACACGTCCTCCACCTGCTGCAGCCAGGTCCGGACCTCCTTGCGGTCAGCCGCCTCCCGGTCCGGATGCGTCAACCGGAACCACCGCTGCGACGGGCTGGACAGGAAGGACAAAAGCCCCGAGGAGAGAATCGCCGCGCTGCGACGCAACGTGGTGTCCACCACCTCGGCCTCCGGCTCCACCGGATGCTCCTTCTCCGCGCCGAACCCCCCGAAAGACGGCCCGGCGTGGGACGCGATGTCCTCCCACACCTCGTGGTACGGCTCGCGTTGACGCTCCAGCTCCGAGAACCGTTGCAGGACTTCCCGGGCCAGCTCGTCGGAATCGTTGGGAATGTGCTGGCTCATGGCTTACCCCAACGTGTCCTTCAGCCGGGTCTGGCCGTTCTGGTCCCCGGCCAGATTGGTCCGTCCCACGGGAGCGGGCTCGTCCAGGCCCCCGGCCCCGGTCAGCAGCGTGGCCTGATGGCCCTTGCGCTGCCGGTCCTGCTCCCTGCGCTTGCGCTCGGCCTTCTCCTGGGCTTGCTTTTCGGCCTCCCGCTTCTTGCGCGCTTCTTCTTCCTTGCGACGCTTCTCCTCCTCCTGTCGGGCCAACTCCGCCGGGGAGGGCCCTGGAGGGGGCGGCGGGGGCGAAGGCTTCGAACCGCCTCCGAACAAGGGTGCGACCACGGATCCCATATCAAACCTCCAATGTTTCTGGGCTCTTGGCCCGGTTCACTTCTCGTCCCGGCCCATCCGGAAACCACCGTCAGCGTGAGTCTGCCGCCGGGCGTCCCCAGGCCGGGTCTTGCCGGCGCGCATCCCGGTCATGACCAGGTAGCGCGTGGCGTCCATGAGGTGGTCGCGCTTCTTGACCACCCGCCCGTCGTCGTCGCGGCGGTAGAGCCGGAACTCCCCCAGCCAGCCGGCCAGGCTCCGGAACACCTTCAGCCGCCCCGAAGAGAGCCGCTGCAGCACCTTGTGGATGCCCGCCTCCACCGCGTTGTCAGCCGGAATCAGCTTCAATCCCATGCCCCGGTACGCCTCGATGAGCCGCGTGCCGTCGTGCTGGGACCGGCCCCGCGAAGCCGGGTCCACCGCACCAGGAATCCACGCCCCCTTGGCCCGGATGGCCGCGGCGTGCACCTCCGGCTCGGCCTGTCCGCGCGTGTGCTCGGCGTACAGGTAGAGAATGTCCGACTCCCGGTCCCAGGCGCCCCACACCGCGGCCGTGCAGTTCCAGCCCACGTCCAGCCCGAAAGCCCGGGGCCAGTGCTCGGGAATGGCGAAGTCCGCCACGGTCACGTCGTCCTCAGGAACCGGATAGATGGCCCCGGACCCCAACTGCGGCCGGCCCTTGGACCGGGCGTCGCGCTGATGCGGCGGGATGGCCTCCATAAGCTCCCGTTTCTGCTCCTTGCTCAGATGCGGGGCGTCGTCCCAGGTGGCCATGGTCACGTGCTTGCCTCCTTTGCGCCGGGCGTTGGCCTTGTGGATGCGCCCGTCCGGCAGAAAGCGCATGACCACGTCCGAAAGCCCGGACAAGGGCGTGAACGTGAGCATGAGCACGCCGCCGGTGGTCATGGTTCGCAGCAGGCACTCCGCGTACACGTCCAGAGGGGGCTCCTCGTCCAACCAGACCACGTCCAGCTCCGTGCCCTGGAAGGCGGTGCGGCGCTGGTCGTAGGACTTGAAGTACAGAAGCGACTCTCCCCCCGAGGCGTGGCGCACCCGGACGTGCTCCACCGCTTCGGCCACCCCGGACTTCTTGCGGATCTCCCCCATGTCTTCGGCCGGAACCAGCCCCTCGCCGGGCGAGCCCAACGGACCCAGCAGTTTCTTCTGCAGGATGTCCCGCACGGTCTGAACCGTGTCGCCCGCGGCCAGCGCCGTCACCGGATGGTGAAACCGGCGGCCGGCCCACCATTCAGGGTAGCGTCCAGTCAGGTGCATGGTCATTTCAAAGCCTCCGGCGCCTTCGGTCTTGCCCACGCGGTTGGCGGCCATGAACAGCCGCTCGCGGTGTTTCGCCCCGGCGGCAAAGAACTCCATGTGCCGGGGATAGTGCTTTCTCGACAGCGGCCCCGACTCGGGAAACATGTCCAGAATGCGGCGTTCACGTCGCTTCCTCGCTCCCAGCCTGGCCAGTTGCAGCCAGTCCGTTTTCGAGCACTCGAATGAGGTGTCGGGCATAGTCGGGGTCCTCTTTGGCCATGGAAAGGAAGCGGGCCTCGATCTCTTCCGGGGTCAGCTCCTCCCCCTCGCCCGGGTCGTCACGGTCCACGACGGCCCGGGCGAGCATCTGGGAGGCGTTCTTGCGGGCGTCCATCTTGAGCTTGCCGAACTTGGCCGGGTCATCCTCCTCCGGATGCTTGTCCGCGATCTCCACCAGTTGGTCGGCCCACACTCCGTGCTTGATGCGGCTGGCCCAGGCGTAGCGCTCGCGGAACTCCTTGCGCTCCCAGAGCCAGCGGTAGGCGGTTTTCTGCTCGGGCATCCCGTCCTCGCCGCAGACCTTCTGCAGACTGTCGCCGGTGGCCACGCGCTCGCAGATGGCCACCGCGATCTTCGGCGAGTACTTCACCGGCTTCTTCCTCGGCTTGCTCATGACGTCGGTCCTTCTCCTGTTGATCCGTCTCGGGGCCGGCCTGACGATCCGGCTAGCGCTCCTGCCAGCGAGCCCGAAGCAGCACGCGCACCGCCGTGCCGTTGCGGTTCAAAACCTCCAGGATGTACGTCCCGGACGGCTCCAACAGCAGCGGCGTCTCCATGGAGACCGCGCCGCCGGCCGGCAGGATCTCCACCTGGTCCAGCAGGGAGTCCCCGCCCGTGGCCGTCACGCCCGAGCCAAAGCGGAACACCGCCTCGGCCGACCCGCTCGATCCCCGGTCCCGGTTCACCACTGTGGCCGCGGTCCCGTTGGCCACGCTGGCGTTGACCGCCTCGTAGACGTTCAGGCTGGCCGCCCCGTTGGCCGTCAACTCCACCGCCCACAGAGCCGTGTCCCCCGAAGCCGGGGCGTGCAGCGTGCAGTTCCAGGAGCCGCCCGACGCCACGGAGGCGTTGCGCACGGTCACGGAGAAGAGCTCCCCGTCCATGGCCGCGGCCTGCTCGGCCTGGATCACCGCCCGCCGGCCCGTGACCCGGTCCACGGTCAGGTCCTGGAACCCGGCGAAGGCGTTGCCGGCGAAAGCCAGCGCCAGAGCTGCGCTGATGATGAAAGTCCTCATGGCCTCAAACCTCCTTGTGTATGGCCAGCGCCGCCCCATGCGGCGCATCGGCTCGCTCTCCCGGCTCAG